ATTACCGCGATTAACATAACTCGCGAGATATGCAGCAGGGTCTCTTCCGACTTCAATGCTTTTTTTCTTTCGATGGAAACTATCATACGGCCAACTCTTAGAAACGACATCTCGGAAGACTTCTTCATCAGATCGGTCAATAAACAAGATAAGATGGAAATGCGGACGCTGACGAATGGGTCCGAGTTCTGCGCAAGCAAAGAAAGAAAATTTTTTCTCATAACTATATTTACGTTTAAGATTAAGGCGAAGCCTTTTTATGAAATTCTGAACATCTGGGTACCAAATAACAGCAACTTTTCGATCATCATGGAAAGTTTGCCAGTAATCACGAGACTTTTTTGAAGTAAGAGTATAATATTTGAACCGTCGATATAAATTCGGATATTCAACTGGAACATCACCTAAGAGCTGATAGTCTCGATATACTTTCAAAGAATATTCCTGCTTCTTTTTACGAGACCAACGAATGCGATTCTGACGATAGACACGTAAATGATGCTCACCAAGCATTAAATCATCTAAATAAATGAAAGGAATATAAGCATTCTGATAGGTCAAAGTAACAAAAAGCATAATCTGACCAACACGAATATTATTACGAATCCTATTCGCGCGATGAGTAGCCTTTAATTGTTGGCAAGCAGGACACTTACCACAAGGAACTCGCAGAAACTGATTGATATATCGATTATAAATCATATGAGTATTTACACACATTTTCGACTGATTTTAAGTTGTATCAAAATTCTAGATCTAATTCATTTTCTATAGGAATAACAAAAGAAGTAAAAACAAGATTATCACCGCGAGCAAGACCAAGACGATATGAACGAAACTTCTCCATCAACCAATCATCATACGATCTGGACAGATCACCCATCGGAAATATCTTTTTAGCATGTAAAATAACTTCTCCAGTATCATGCTTAGCCAAAATTACATTAAGTTCTTTAGAAACTAACATGGTGGAAATTCACTTGTGTGATTTCTGCAAGGAGTGACTAGAAAAAGGCACAGCGGATATAAATCCGCTGCACCTTCAACAACTTAATCAATCGGAAGTGTGAACCGATTTTCCATTGTCGATGGTCTCCTGCAAAACAGCAGGAATATCATCTACATTATCCAAACACTCCAAGACCGCACCATTAGGAGCAACCAAGAGGAACTGCATCTTCTCACCAAGATCCAAAACATGAATCGAAACAACAAACTGATTTTTAACTTTCATAATTTATAAATATTAAAGGGTTAATCGATAGGGTTACATTTTACAAGTTCATACTCATACCTAAAACCACCAGTCAAAGGATGAGCATTAATATAAGAATACATTTTTTCATAAGAAGTAAAAATTCTCATACTAAATGCATCAAAACCAAGCTTAACTCTTAAGACGAGAACAGAATCCATAATTAAATTTAATTAGACGAACGTAATTCCAGATAATCCAAAGCTGATTCAACAGCATGCTGATAATGCAAAATAACACAATGCAAAAGGGAAGTTCGGTTATATGAGCCCTTTGACAGACGAACAAGTTCATCTAAAACATGCAAATCTTCTTGTAAAATCTCGATTTTTTCCATAAATAATTGATTAAGTTGTTTTGCAATATTGCAGAGCAAAAATAATCAATAATCTAACATAATCGACATTAAGATAAACCAAATTAAAGAATATTAAGAAGAAAAATTAGACTACCTTATATATAAATGGTTAACACATTTTAATGATTGCATACTACAATCAGAGTGGCAAAAAAAAGATGATAGACATATAATTTATAACTTATATGAAAATAACATAGATAATAGAATACAAAAACTAACTTTCACTCGTTTCCACGATTTCTACTAACCTAGCACACATGACATGACTCAACCGTCATATCATGCTCTCATAGATAGTACAAACACAGAACAAGCGCAGATTTTTAATGTTTATGGGAGATGACAGCCGCGTGCGGCTGCACTCTTAGACAACGGAAATAGACAAAATGCTTCGGCGATCTCTAATGAGACCTAAAAAGACTGGCATTAAGCCAGCCTTTTTCCGATCTATAGAGAAAGCACTACTTAAAGATAGAAACCTTGGATTTAATATACTCCAATGCATCATCAAGCTGTTTAGATCCAAACTTACCTTGAACATTTTCGATAACCTCTGCTTTCCTCTTAGCCTCCAGATAATCAGCATAAGACAACTGACCTTCAGCGAGAAGCTTCTGAAGGTAAGCCATATAAACATCTTGTTTATATGCTTTACGCATATCATTGTCGAATCGCTGGAAGTCAGCTTGTGCATCTTTAAGAGCAGAACCTGAAAGATGTTCCTTAGCAGAAGCACGATGTTCCTCTGCAGAAGCAGAGAGTTCAGCCTGCTTAGACTTCTCAGTTTGAATCTGAGCATTATAAAGATTACGAAGTATTCCGACCTGAGCTACCGCATCATCAAAGGTAGCTTTTTTGAAATAAACCTCATACTGAGTAAGCTGATTTTCAACTTTCGTAAGCTCTTCCTTAGCTTTATCAAGATTACCCGAGGCAAAGTTCTTAAAGGATTCCGACATCAATTTCTGCAGCTGATAATTCTTTTCCGAATAGCCAAATGTTTGCTTCAACAACAAATCAAAACGATTATTTGCTTCCAAAGCTTCATTAAGATTCGCATCTGTCAAAGTTTTCTTAACTTCAGCCTGCAATCTATCAATCTCAACTGGAAGTTTCGTTTCAATCGCAGATGCTTCGACACCTGACTTCTTTGCAATAGCGACTGATTCTTGCAACTGAGCAATCGAAGAAAACATCTGGGCAATGCTATTATTAGGAACTTGCAAACCTGAAGTAGGAGCAACACCATGAGAACCAGGAGTAGCACCAGGAGCAGCCGATGGAGTACCAACACTCGGAGCAGCAACAACACCACCTGACGAACCGAGCAAGGCAGCAGGATTAATTCCTGCAGCCATCAATCGAGCAACTTGATTAGCTGGAGATTGCTGCTGCAATTCATAATCAAACATTTGGCGCTGGAAATCCTGCTGACTTTGCATAGTCTGCTGATTCATACGCCATTGGAACTGACGATCGAGATTGTTTTGTTCAGCCTGAAACTCTCTATTCAACGCATTTTCTCCACGTTGAGCAGCTAAAGAACGATTATTCTGATACATAGACAGACCAGTACCAAGTACCTGACTACCTACAAGCAATCCAGTTTCAACACCCATAATTCATATACCATTAAATAAAACAAATATTCAAAAAGTAACTGAGAGGAATCCTCAGATTGATAATCAAAATAAGGATTCCTCCACACATAGTCAGTAAGCCAATTACTCTTCATTCTTCTGCTGTTTACGCTGCATATAATCAGCTACAACAACATCATACATACGTTTTTTGTAGTCCTGAACGGATTCATTAGCACCACGAGTATAACGAGCAATTGAATCATCATCAAGGCCATCATAAGAACCATTATCACCTCCAGTATCATGAGGAGACATCAAATTAGACTTGATAAACTGAGCAACTTCAGGAGAGGTATTCTCCGACATAAACATGGCAATATCACCATCAGGAAGCTTAGTCCGAGGATTAACCGAATAAATAAGATCAAGTATCTGGGAATTACTTTCAGAATTCTCAGGCTTACGAACTAACGGGGACATAGGGATCTCGTCAACATTACGCAAAGCGGCATATTCACGAAAACCATACACACGCTTTCCAAGCAAATTATTAGGTTTCATAAATCAAAAAATTAAAGGTCAGGTTCTCCAGTAGGAGACATTGTAGAAACTTTCTTCACATTAGCACGGAAGTCATTTATAAATGGATCAGTACCAAACATGAGATAAGGATATTCATCATAATCTGACGACCAAGAGGTAGAATAAGGCATAGCCATAATATTATTCAAATCCATGGGTGAACAATAGAACGAATCTTCCGATGGAACATAATAATCTCCAGCCTGATAATGCAAACTAAAGAAAGGCTTATGAGCAAGAATCCAAGCAGAATATTGATTCTGACCTTCCTCACCAGTCAAAGCAAAAGCTTCACTAACACGATCATACTTCTGCTTATGCTGAGCATAACGATTCTGCCAACCAAGACGGAAAGCAGCAGAATCACCACTGAATCTATCGCAATCAGCTTCGTAACCATACAACGGCTGAGCACCTAATTTGTCAAATTCAGGTGTAAAAAAGTCGATACGCGATGTTATCGCATTCTGCTTATCATAGGTACCATAATAACGATATCTGGGAACAGCAGAATAAATACACATAACTACTCCATCGACTGGAGCGGTGAACTTAAAAGGCTTAGCATTTTCCTCAATTCCAACATAACCTTTACCTGCAATAGAACCAAGAGCAGAACCAAAAGGAGTTTCACCCTCAGAATTATATGTATCACTAGTAGCTACAACCTCACCAATATGCAAAAGAGAATGCTGCTCAAAAAGATGAGTAAGCTGATGCTTTACATCATGCGGCACCTTATAACCAAAGTGAGCAAGAACTTGAGAATCATAGTCCTTTTTAGCCATACCAATAATACGAAGAAGCTTCTCAACAGCAAAAGCGGAACGAAGAACAGCTGTACCAGTAAAAGAATTGATAGAACCGGAAGAACTTAAGGAAGCAACTTGAGTTGAATTATAATCAGCAGAACTATTAAGTTGAGGACTTACTAAAGTAACAGGACGAGTACCAAGGAAATTATCAACTTTTGTCAACATATCACCTGCAACAGCACCTGACGAATCAACAGCATTAGCAATGTTAATAGATGCAGAAATAGGAGATACACGAACAGAACTGAAATAGTCCTTACGACGAGGACGATAATTCAAACGGAACACATCGAGAGGATACTGAGCCTCAGTATCAAACCAGTTATACAACCAATCAACATTATACGCTTTCTGATTATGAACCTCGCGATCATCAATACGGAAATAGTTTTGGAAAATTGCCTGATAAGCAAGAGCAAAAAGCGGAAACACATTAGGATTAGAAGCGGTTTCATAAGCAACACCTTCTACACCATGAAACATTCCATAAGGATTATAGCCAAGATGATTCAAAAGCCGGAAAACGTTCTTACCAGTACAATCAAAGTCAGTACCATATCCAACGGTAAAATTAGCATTATTACCACAAGAAATAGAACGATTCGAACCAGCCCATTCACCAAGAACCATATCAAATTCACAGAGAGGAAGCGACAAACCATACTGATTAACTTGCTGCTGAAAAGCAGAACTAAAGAAATCATTGGTCTGATAACGAATTGAGGGGAACAACTGATAAAGCATTGGGATGGGAATAAAAAACCAATCCAAATACACATCTACATCAGCCATCGCAGCCGTAACAAGCGGCTGAGTTCGAGAGAACAAAGAACCGTTGAGATAAACGGTCTCACCAACATTAAGAATGTCCTGATAGACAGGCAGGAGCATACCAACACTGGAAGTGAACGCAAACGATTGCGACATATCAAATCCAGTTCTGGACAAATGAGCAACATGCTCAGGAGTTTGACGTAAACCCATAATATAACAAAATTAAATTAAACATTATCGCCATTGGCGACCATAGCATAATTCACAACCTTACGATGTTTATCAAGCTTCCGATACATCTCAATTAAGTTGTTCGTTTCCTCAACACGAAGTCGAAATTTATTAGGATCAATCTCAGCAAATTCAAGACCTAGAGAATCCAAGGTAGGTGCACGGATATAACCACGCTTATAGTCATCTATATTATCATACATCTGTTCATATTGACGAACATCTTTCACATCATCATACTGATGTCGTATAACAGTCAAAGAGTACACACGCCAAACACGTTCATAATCGATAGCAAAGTCCAATTGAGAACGACCAGTAACAGATTGATAATACTCAAACTGATTACGCAAACGTACCAAAAACTGACGAATCATTTCTTCATCACTTCCTAAGTCAGATGCGATGAACGAATAGTATTTAGGGCATTGTAATAACTTAACCAACGAATCAGGAGTAAACCGAGAGAATCCCTTAAATTTATAGAAGTATCGACTAATAACGTATTTGGGAATTGGCACATCAATAATATCGATGTGTCCGTCTTTTCGCTTAAATTGCTTACTATATCGCAAATCTCCGGAAGAGGCTTTCTCCAGTATCGAAGATAACCGAAAAGAATCAGGCTCCAAACCGAAACCATGCGAATAAGAATGTTTTTGCGAAAAATTCTTTTCAAAAAAAGGGGAAACAGAATTACCGCGATTAACATAACTCGCGAGATATGCAGCAGGGTCTCTTCCGACTTCAATGCTTTTTTTCTTTCGATGGAAACTATCATACGGCCAACTCTTAGAAACGGCATCTCGGAAGACTTCTTCAT